ATGAGAATTGAAAAAGAATTTAGAAAAACAGGCTATTTTTGGTTGCCAGAGCATCCTGAAAAACGATTACCTGGCACGCTAACAATAATTAATGGGGGAGCAGTTAAGCTTGAGACGATTGGAATGTTTCACGATAAATCTGTAGCAAATAAAGAACTATGTGAAATAGGTAGAATTTCTGGATGTATTGAGGATGAAGGCTCCGTTACCTTATTAAACTGCGCATACAAGAAAAAGGTTATTATTCATGGTCTTGTTGTACCTTTATCAAAATCAGAGATTGATGTAGGTTGTGCGCTGATTGGTGCTGATTTTAGTACAGACAAAGAAGTTGTATTTAATACTTTATCTTTTTCAATAGATTGTATGGATGAGTGGGTTGGAATTAGTAGTATAGATGTTGAAATGCTAGAAGACCGCTCCGTCATCATCGAATGTACGCCCAAAGTTGGCTTTATTTACGAACTTACAAATGGAATGAAATTAGAGTTTGTCTTTCAACACAGTCTATCAACATCTCTTACTGAAGCAAAAGTAACTCAAAATATCCTATGTAAATTAAGCTCTGATAAACCGAGAACTAAAGCAGAGTATCTCCAAGTAGTTAGGAAAATATCTAACTTTCTAAGTTTAGCAATCGGTAAATCTTTGGATATAAAAAAAATAACTGCAACATCTACTGATATTTCTTTAAGACATAATCCTTTCCCTTGGGCACAACAGGATGAGGATGTAGCAATATCTATTTATTACAAACGAACTTTGGCGACTGAAAAAGAGCTATATGTCAGTCATCACGAAATGCTGTTTACATTTGGACTCATAAAATCAAATTTTGAAAAAATATTAAATAAATGGATAGATCTATACGCAATATTAGAACCTGCTTTTGATTTATATTTTTCAACTAGATTTAATCCGCATAAATTTTCAGAGAGTAAATTCTTAACGTTAGTTCAGGGTCTAGAAACCTATCACAGAAGGACAACATCTGAAAAACTCATGGATGACGCAGTTTTTCAGACTCTCATAGAAACTATTATTTCTACTTGTCCAGAAGATGATAAAAAATGGTTGAGTGGTAGGCTAAAGCATGGAAATGAAGTTAGTCTAAAAACGCGAATTATTCAAATAATTGAGCCTTTGAAAAAGTATATAGGTGATGAAAAGTACATTACTAAGCTGATCTGGAAAATTCTAAACACTAGAAATTATCTCACTCATTATGATGAAAGCTTAGAGAATAGTTGTGCTAAGGGAGCTGCTCTTTATGAGATATGTCTTAAAATGGATGTGATATTTCAACTCAACTTCATGAAAATATTAGACTTCACTGATAATGAAATTGAGAACGCTATTACCAACAATTCAGACTTTAGAAGTAAGCTAGATTTTAGAGCCTGATGTTGCATAACAATTATTATGTTCTGCAACATACCTTTGACGAAGGCGAGTATTTACGAAGCCTTAGTCAAGGGCTTGTAACGGCAAGCTCTATATATGGGGGATGCTGCCGTGATATGTTATTTAACATAATATACATTATACGACATGAATACTGCGCTTTTATAGGACTGTCCAGCTAATTAAATAAGTCGCTCGAGCGACTTTTTAGACCAAAACCACAAGATATAGATCCCAGGAAACACTACATATTGTGTTTCATAACTATTTCCCATTGTTTTTACTTTGAACTAATGCAGTCCAAGCATCATCTTTTTCTTTCTGACGTTGTGCTAAATCCTGCTCATATTGAGATTGTACAGATTGTTGTCGTGTATTGGATTGCTCGATCTGTGTCTGTGTTTTGATTGACTGATTTGTGTCCATGTTAGTTACAGATGGTACAGACTGATCTACATGAAACGGGTTAAAAGGCATCCCATCACCATGAACAACGGCTAAACATGTCTTTTTTTCAACATCAAGTGTGGAACCTTGCTGACTAAAACACTTACATTTGCCCGCCATAATGACGCAACCAGCAAAATGCGGTGCATCGGTATATTGATACTGATAATTGCTGTAATCGACTGAATATGGCTTAGTTGGGTCATATTTAGGCGTGGTATCTATTGCATTCGATAAATTTAACGAGCCTGTCGTTTGATTAACTTGGGCAAACTGTTTAGCAGAACTTTGAGCAGCAGCCAAAGGATTAGTAATCACATTGCCTTTAGAGGTCTCAGGTGTTGCTTTATTCATGCCTAACGTTGTTTTTAATGAACCACCAAACAGACCCAACATCGGAGAAAAATAAAGAATACAACCGATTACAACAAAACACGCGAATGCTTTAAAGATTAACTTCTTGATATAACTTGGTATTCTTGTTTTATGCGTATCGAGTTTTGTCGATTTATATAACTTAAATCTATCATCGTCAAAAGGCTCTTTAAAAACATCTTCAGCCCTTGCCAAAGCAGCTTCGCTGTTCGGCAATACCTGAACTTTGCGCCATAGCGCAATATGTGATTCTTTACGATTATTTGGACGTGTAACATTATAGTGCTCACCAACAAAACCCAACAACATGGTATGCAGTGATGCGGGTTGATGAGTCGTGAAGATAATATCGTAACCACGTTTGCGAGAATCAGCCAATTCATAAATCAAAGGATTCTTTGAAACAGTTTGACCCTTAACGAACTGAAAGTCTGGTATTTTTTGAGCTTCGTCATAAATTACGACAGAACCTTCAGGACAAGCTAACCAACCCCCTTCAGGAATTGGTGCAGCTCCCTCGATCTTCATATCATCAAGGTCGGCATAAACTTCTCTACCCTGTTTTATGTATTCAAGAATTTTACCAACAGTAAAATGTGACTTGCCGACACCTAGAGTACCTGTAATAAGAATATTCATTTTTTATAAAGACTCACGTTAGTCGCTTCCATTGAAGCGCGTGTTAAAACAGCACCAAAAATAATGGCGAGAGCCTTATCAATGCCAAAAAGACCCAATAGACCTAAAAACGGCAAGTTATAGGCTTGAGATATAGCTTGATTTATGAATTGGGTGATCAAGATATAAATACCTGCACCGCTCATTATTCCAATGCCTAAACTGGACATAAGATTGCGTACAGTGTTATTGGAAAATACATCGAGTAATTTATATAAGAGCTTAAACATGGTTAAGTCTCCCTACGACCAAAAACAATCATTGCAGCCATGATGGTTGCAAATGTGATTGTTGCAGGTCTTATGATGGGTGCTTGAGCGCAAATAGGTTGATAATCAACGACTTTAATATCAGAACTTTGACCCTCAATGTCGAAAGGTATAGTGACCGAGTCTGGACATTGAGCACCGAAGTTAATATCAACCGTCTTAGTATCTGGCGTTGTGGAATCTGGAGGGTCAATGGGGTCTTTAGCAGGGATTTCATCTTTTTCGACCCACTTTATGTGATCACAGACGACAGCAGCCCAATTACAAAAAGCTGGCAAGTTAAAAGAGCCTGTAGAGTTAGTTAATGGGTTGCCGTTTGCATCACTTGTAGAATTATTAGACGTACCTTGTGTACCGTCACTTGTTTGAGTCTTAGGCGCAGCATCTAATGCAGCATTCGTTTTATTCACAATATCATTATCAGTTTCACCATCTTGAGGCGTAGACGCAGCAGTAATCGTGTCTGTATCAGCATTGCCAGTGTTAACAGTGGCGTTTTTAGATGAGTCTACAGGGTCTTGATACCCATTGTGAAAGATAGCTTTACCAATCAAATCAGGAGTTATCGGAATAATCTGATCTTGTGGAGCTGGAGCATTAGGATTGTAATAGGGGTTGTTTTCAAGGTAGACGGTTTGTTTATTGCCACTAGCAAAAACGCATTGCTTTCCGCCATTGGAGACATCCTTAATGTTGACTAATTCAGAGCTATAATAGCCAGTTAAATGCTCGCATATCGCTTCGGGAGAACCCCAAAAGGTTTTAGGATTAGTTGAATAATCCGCCCATGCTTGAGGGATATTAGTTGGATTCTGTGTGGTATCAGCAGGTTTATGCTTCACATAAGTGCCGTTTTCCATAACCCAACCAATACCCTCTAAAAGACCCTCAACAGCAATAACACCAGCAAGAGCAACACCGCCACCCCTTGCAACGGCGGAAATGCGCTTAGACATGACACTACCCACATCACTAGACGTAACGTTTACAGTGGCTTGAGCATTCGCAGCAAAACGGCTACCGTTTTGAGTCATGACGTAGTCTCGAGTTGCTGCAATATCAGCAGACAAAGCGTCACTACGAATCTGTACAGACCTGATCTGGTAATCGCCTTCAGGTAACCAAGATGGTCGAGGTGGAACGTCGACAGCAGCGTAAACAAAGGCTGGAAATAAAGCGAGGATAAGGGAAAGCAGATAGATATTGATTTTATGAATCATGATAAGACCTCAGAATAATATCTTTAGTCCTATCAGCACGATAATCACATAAATGGTATTCCAGATATTAGGCATTGATAAGACCTCAAACACAACCACCCCACCCCTACACGCACAAGACATGTAGGGGTGAAGTCGTTGTGTTGGTTAGCGATTAGCGAACAGCTCCGCGAGACTTACGCATCACAGAGATAACCGACGCTAGACCCAAGTTGGCAAGACCAGCAGAGACTGCAAAAGCGATTGCAACGCCCATGTAAATAGCAAACTTAGAACCGTCAAAACTGATATCTGGCATAGTTACGTCGCCAGTGTCAGCATGACTTAGAACTGGCAAAAGCACGCTTGTTGCCATAACACCAGAGACGAGATAGACACGTCCCAATTTCTCTTTAATTCCGTTCATTTGACTGAACTCCTTAGTGATTTCATGATGTAGCAGATACCCCAATACCCAGCGACCGAGGTAATGACGAGCTGCATTTGCGAGGGTGTGAGCGCTAACGCGTCTAGGAGACCGTAATTAGCAGCCCATGACGTACATTGCTGTGTTGTTGTATCGATCGCTGCACAGACAAACGTGGTCATTTTTTAAAATCCTGATTAAAGCGAATCAAAGTTAGTTGGACAGTCCAAAATACTCACGGCATATCCATCGAGTTTGGCTAGCTTCAACCATGCGTTTTTACGCTGGTTAAATGTGAACCGAAGAGGCTTAGACAGCACATACATACAATGCGAACGTGTAGTAAAACTACCTTCCATAACATCGTTATGGATCTCGGCACGTTGACCGCGTTTGTACTCAGCATCACTTTTAGTCAAACCGAGATTAGGACGACCCGTAACACGCGGAACGCCTGTTAAATCCATCGTTTTAAAGTCGCATTTGTCTTTAGCCATGATTCAACTCGATTAACTAAACTTGCGTTTGAGATATCAAAGCGCCAACCCAGCTACGATGTAAAAACCGTAGTGGATTAGCTGATGATGTGCGTAAACGCTCACGATTAAGCCTGTTTAATAGATGTAGGCATTGGCTTTGGGATTGGCTTCACTGAGAAGATTTGAAGCACTGGACCAAAACGTCCGTTGCTCTCTGTGAACTCGATTTCAACTTCTTGCGATTCTTCGGCGCATTTTTCTAGGACGGCCTGGATTTGCTCTTTAGGCATCAATCCCTCACCGATTTGAATCTGATACTTCACTGGCGAAAAGATCGTGGCACTTAGATAAGTACCCTTATCGTTCTTGTAAGATGCTGGCATGATGGTGCGTTTATTGAACGTGACTTGCATGATTAAGCCTCCTTAGGCTGCGATATAACCGAATTGTTCGGCGTACTTTGAAACTGGGATTTGATAGCCATCTGGCAACTGTTGATCGAACTTGATTTCGACTAGACGAACAAATGGGATGACCTTGCCATTTTTATTTTTAGTCAGGTTTTGTAGGTGAGATTTAGAAATACCAGATTCAATTAAAGCATTGATATTCAAATAGAAAGTCGATTCTTTATAAATGTCCTTTACAGACTTCCATCCCATTTGACGAATAAGGCAATAAAACTTAAACGCATTGGTCGCTTTGGTATAACTGGTTTTACCGCTAGCGGTAACGGTTTGTAATTTATCTTTTAAAAAATCAAGAAGTTCGGAATCAGTTGAGAAATTCATATGTTCACCTTTCAGGGTGTTTAAGATCGGATCAAATGCGACCTTCCATAATTTAGACAGTAGTTCAGGATCGTCGTTTTGACGTTTAACCAAGTCGGTTAGCTTGGTCGGATAACCGTTTTTTGAGAGATAGGTTTTACAGATACGCGCTTCAAAGCGGACACACGCATTAGAGAATTCGAGAACATCTTGCATTGCCATGACTAACGATTTGGAGCGTTGACAGCCTTTATCGGCTCGCTTTTGGGCTTTCGCCTGCTGGGATTTCACTTCTTCAAATTTGCCATAGGCTTTAGGGCGGATATAACGTCCTTCTTCATTGCCCCACGTAATATAGTTCTGGTACTTGACCTGCTGGGCTTTACGATGACCCGATTGACAGTTGGCGAGATAATCAAGAACTGGTTGAACCATGTTCTGATGCGGTAACTTGATAAAATACGTTGTATCGAGATGCAGAACTTCGGTGTTTTCAAAATCAAGAATGCTGCATAGCGTTGGATAGGCTTCTTGCAGCATTCCAAGCATGTGAAATGCACCCAAAGCGATAGATTCAAAGCCGTAGACGTTATGACCTTGAAGCAACTTAAGCGGTGACGCCTTAATCTCAACGTATGGCATGGCGTTCATGGTGTCCATATAGAACTTCATCGCCATGTCGGTATAGTCGGAACCGAGTGATTCATAAGGGTGATACAGCGTACCCGTCAAAATCTTACCATCCTCTGCCCTGCTAACATTCCGCGTTGCCGCAGGTAATCCGTATTTCAGCATGTCATCATTGAAATAATGATGATTGGCTAAGCTACGAACGTGCGTTGGCAATACAGGGATTGCAAGGCGAAGATGGTCTAGCATTTAAGCGCGAGACAACAAAACATCATTTTCAGCAATCAACAAAGAAATACGCTTTAAATGCTGATCATTAACTTTGAGAATTCGAGTTGTACGTTTATGAAAATTGCGATCAAACTTACGAGTTACACGAACATTACGACGTGAACAACCCAAAACAGGTTCACCATCACTCAATAAAAATTTAATACGAGTAGGCAATAAATTACGTTTTACAGATATAAAAACAAATTTGAAAGAAAGCTGTTTGTTCATTTCGATCACCTTTATATACATGTATACATGTTTCTATTGTAGAATAAGTATACTTGTATACAAGATGCTTTACAAGCATGTATACATGTTAATGTAGATTATATTTAAGGTATTTTTCAAATGAGTGCAAAAATGGCTGACATGTTAAGATTCAACACTAAAGAAAAAGAGCTTTTAAGAAATAAAGCTGTTGAATTAAACAAAAAACTGATAAGCAAAAAATGTGAACCGATAAAAGACACCGAACTAGCACATATAATTCTTGAACAAGCGATAGAACTAGCTGAAATATCAGAAAGCGGGAAAGTAATAATAATTAAATAA